ACCGTCGAAGCGGATGGGTCACAATGGCTCATATTCAGCAAAGCTCAACGAAACCCGGATTGGGTGTTTTACAAAATCGTCGCCAACGGCAAAGTCACCCAAAAAGCTAATTACTGGGTGACGCGAAACATCCTAACCGGCCAGCTTGCCTTCAACCGCGATATCGCTGTCATGCGCGAACACCGGCCAGAGCTTCATCAGAAAATCGAATTTGCAATCAATATCAGAGAATCAAAATGACCAAACCTAAACAGGAAACCCTGCCGGCAAGGAAAACCAGAAACACTCGCCTGTATGACCGCCAAGCAGTTTCAGAATACATTTGCGAGCAAATCAAACTCGGGCGCTCCCTTGAGTCAATCTGCAAAGAACCGGGAATGCCAGCGACCGGAACCTTCATCGAATGGGTCGGGAATGATGACCCCAAAGGCGTGGCCGCCGATTACGCGCGTGCGCGCGAAATTGGTTTTGCGCTGATGGCCGAGGAAATCATCGCGCTGGCTGACAAAACCAATGAATGGGTTGAAGCCCAGGCTGTTGATGAAAATGGCCCGGTCTTTGATGAAGCCGGCGAGCCAGTCATCAAGCGAGTGCTGATGCCGCTCAACGCGGAGATGGTCGCCCACAAAAGACTTCAGGTGGACACGCGCAAGTGGATGCTGAGCAAGATGCTCCCCAAGGTCTACGGCGACAAAACCACCACTGAATTGACTGGCGCCAACGGCGGGCCGGTGGCGGTCGCTGCGGTCGATATGCGCGCTCTGAACGACCAGGAGCTAGAGCAGTTGCAACTGCTGATGAGCAAGGCTAAGGGCGCGGGTGGCTGAGGCGCACGTCTAGCGCCCCGACGCGCGCCGGGCTACGCTACCGCCCACGCCCAACCGCCGACGCGCTGTAGGCCCGCTACGCAAGCCGCAGGACCATCAGGAGACGCCATGCGCCCCGTCATGCCACGCTGGACCCTGCGCGACATCCTCTGGCCCTGGGGGCGCATCAGGCGACTGCGGGCGGCGCTTGCCCAGGCGATTGCCGACAATGAGTGCCTGCACGCGCGGTGCGACAGGCTGCGGGCGAGGCTTAAGCGGTGCTTGAAGCCGTAAAGGGATTGGCATGATGACCGACACCGAATACCCGGACGAAGTCCACTTCATTCCCGCTGACGACCTGCGCGAGCACGTTTTCGCGGGCGACTGCTGGTGCCGCCCCGACTGCCGGCATGAGAGCAGCCGCGACGGCATCCTGTTCCACTGGCTGCACCGGCCCGCCGACGGCCGGGATCGGTACGCCGGCGGCGAGGTGGTGTACCAGTGAGTGCGGCTCTCTCCCCATCGGTGATGCTGGATCTCATCGCCAAGGAAAAGGCCCGGCGCCGCGCTTCAGCATCGCTCTACGAGTTCGTCAGGCAATCCTGGCACGTTGTCGAGCCCGGCGTGCCGTTCGTGCCATCGTGGCATATCGAAACGATCTGCGAGCACCTGGAGGCGATCACCGCAGGCGACATCCGCAAGCTGCTCATCAACATCCCGCCCAGGCACTCCAAATCCACTATCGTCAGCGTGATGTGGCCGATGTGGGAGTGGCTCACCGACCCGGCGCAGAAGTACCTTTGCGCCTCGTACAGCGGCACGCTTTCGATCCGCGACAACTTGAAAGCCCGCCGCCTTGTGCAGTCGCCTTGGTATCAGGAGCGCTGGGGGCATATGTTCGCGCTCGCCGGGGATCAAAACGCCAAGCAGCGCTTTGAAAACGACAAGACCGGATACCGCATCGCAACCTCGGTCGGAGGCACAGCTACCGGCGAGGGCGGCTCGCGCTTGGTGCTGGACGACCCGCACTCTGCGCAGGAAGCCCAGTCCGACACCATGCGCGAGAGCGCGCTTGAATGGTTCGATGTCGTGTGGTCAACGCGCTTGAACGACCCGAAGCGCGACGCCATGGTCACCATCATGCAGAGGCTGCACGACCGCGACGTTTCGGGCCACATCCTGCACGACATCGGCGGCTGGGAGCACCTGTGCATCCCGGCTGAGTGGGATGGCGTCTCCCGCAAGACTTCGCTCGGCCCCTACGACCCGCGAAAGGCCAAGGGCGAACTCATCTGCCCCGAGCGCTTCGGCGAGAAGGAAATCACCGAACTCAAGCAACTCCTCGGCACCTACGGCACCAGCGGCCAACTCCAGCAAGACCCGACCCCCGCCGAGGGCGGCATCCTGAAGGCCAAGCACTTCCAACTCTGGCCTGCCAAGCAACCGCTTCCTCCGTTTGAGTTCGTCTTGCAATCCTATGATTGCGCCTTCACCGAGAAGACTACCGGCGACCCGACGGCCTGCACCGTTTGGGCGATCTTCACGCACCAGGGCCAGCGCAACGTCATGCTCATCGATGCATGGGATGAGCACCTGTCCTATCCCGACCTTCGATCCCGCGCGATCAAGGACTGGTCCACCGAGTACGGCACGCCCAGCCCGCAGGATGGGATGCGCCGCGCAAGGCGCCCGGACAGAATGCTGGTCGAGGCGAAAGCCTCCGGCCTGTCGCTGCTGCAAGACCTTCGGCTTGCCCGCGTGCCTGCTGTCCCATATAACCCCGGCAAAGCGGACAAGATCAGCCGCGCGCATCAGACTGCGCCAACGCTTGAATTGGGCTTGCTCTGGATTCCGGAGAGCGGCAAGAACCCAGGCCAGCCGGTTAGCTGGGCGTCGGCATTCCTCAAGCAAGTCGGGAAATTCCCGGTCGCCGAGCACGATGACTATGTGGACACCTTGACACAGGCTGTGATATACCTGCGCAATGACGGGTGGTTCGATCTGCCACGCGCCCGCGAGCGTGATGACGACCCGCGCGAGTGGCGGCGCGAGAAGGTGAATCCGTATGCCGCCTAAACCCGTATGGGACAAGCCGCGCCCCAAATCTGCCGGCAAGCCTGAGCCGCTTGGCAAGAAAGGCAAGGCCAGCGCCAAGGCGACGGCTGCTGCTGCCGGCCGGCCATATCCAAACCTCGTTGACAACATGCGCGCGGCGAGGAAGAAGTGATGGCCAAGACTCCCGCATGGCAGCGCAAGGAAGGCCAGAGCCCCAGCGGCGGGCTCAACGCCAAGGGCCGCGCTTCTGCGAAGGCGCAGGGCATGAATCTCAAGCCGCCGGTCAAGGCTGGCGACAATCCGCGACGCGCATCATTCCTTGCTCGCATGGGCTCGATGCCTGGGCCTGAGTACAAGGATGGCGAACCGACGCGGCTGCTCAAGTCGTTGCAGGCCTGGGGCGCATCCAGCAAGGTTGATGCCAAGGCCAAGGCGAAAGCAATCAGCGCGCGCAACAAGAAATAGGTGACCCCATGGCTGAGCCGACCGGCGTTATTCGCCCGCAACCCCGAAACGCCGCGCTTGGCGCCCTAGCGGATTTTCTTCAGCGCGCCAATACTGCCGCCGCCCGCGTGCAGTTCAACCCGCAGATTGCGCCGCAGTTCACGCTCGCCGACTTGCTGCCGCTTGAGGGCGCAGCGGGGCTGATGCAGGACGTTGCAGCTTATGGGCCGCGTGCGCTCATCAAGGGTGGCAACGTGGCCACTGGTGGCATCGGCACGTTCCGCCCTGACCCCAGGATTCTGGACGTTGCCGAGGCTGCTGCGATTGGCGCGCCGGTTGCACGCGCGGCTGCGCGTCCTGTAGGGAGGATGGCTGCGCAGCAGATCGAGCGCGCCATGACCGAGGGACGCGGGCCGCTGGGCGCAGCGCTGGGGCCTGTGAGGCCGCTGCCGCTGGATGTGTACCACGGCACGCCGCATCGCTTTCCTGCCGAGGAAGGCGCGCCGTTTGGGCGGTTCAAGGCCGAAAAGATTGGGACCGGAGAGGGTGCGCAGGCGTATGGGCATGGGCACTATACGGCGGAAGTGCCGGAGGTGGCCAAAGACTATCAATACACGCTTAGCAGAATTGAACCAGAAAAAGTCACTTACGGCGGGAAGTCTGTCGATTCAATGTATAACTCTGCTCTTGCTGAGCAAGACCGAGCGCATCGGTTAAAAGACCGATCAGCAATTGACAAGGCAAATGCCAAAGTTGCTTTTTGGGAAAACGTGATGGTTCGCCGTCATCCTGAAGATGTCATCAGGACGGCGAATAGCGAAGAAGACGGATGGCCAGAATTCGCCAGTTACGCCAACAGT